GGGGCTGGCGTATGCGCGGTATTAACAAGTTTATTAGTGGGTCTGCGCTTTCTTATTAAAGGCTGGCTTAATGAATTAAGGCCCAATGGAGGCCAGAGCATGAAGGATCAATTGACGCGTCTAGAAGGGCGTGTTGATGATCTGTTTATTCTAATCAGTAAGCAATAATTTATTTATGGCTACCACACGCAAGCGCAAAAAGATTAACAGGCGTAGGGTGCGTAAATCCCCTGATCCATTAACTAAGCTAGAAGTTTTCTATATAGCCAAACATGAAATGTATAAAGCTGCACGCAAGGCTGGCTTTAGTGAGCCCGTTGCGCTGTATCTAATGGATAGTCCTGAATCTATGCCCGACTGGGTAGTGGGTGAGGGCGGCATTATCCCTACTATTCCTACTCCAGACGAGGAAGACGATTAAGCGTTACTTAGTAATAAGTGACTTGCAGGTGCCCTTCCATCATGAGGCAGCTGTAAAGAATGTAATTAAGTTAGCACGTAAGGAGAAGTTTGATTCTGTACTGGTGGTCGGCGATGAAATTGATTTTAATACAATTAGCAAGTGGGCCGAGGGCACACCTATGGCTTATAAGCAAACCATTCACGATGACCGCGAACTTACTAAAGAAATACTTTGGGATCTAAGTGAGTACAGCAAGGAATGCCATATTATTCGCAGCAACCATACGGATAGGCTTTATAACACCTTATTAAAAGTACCTGGCTTAATTAGTTTGCCAGAGTTGCAGTACCCAAAGTTTATGGGGTTTGCCGAAATGGGCATGACCTACCACAAAGAGGCCTACGAGTTTGAGCTAGGGTGGATGCTTGCCCATGGCGATGAAGGCAATATAAGCCAACACGCTGGAATTACGGCCCTTAATCTTAGTAAGAAGTGGGGCAAAAGTGTTTTGTGTGGGCACACGCACAGGCTGGGCATGAGTGCCTATGCAGAGGGCGTAGGAAGCCATTACAGGGCCTTATATGGCGTAGAGGTAGGTAACTTAATGGATCGAAAGAAAGCCTCTTATTTACGCTATGGAAGCGCGAATTGGCAGATGGGTATTGCTATACTAGAAGCCGTAGGAAAGGCACTAACACCCACGTTAGTACCGATAAATAAGGATGGCTCATTTACAGCTTTAGGGCGGTATTACGGGTAACATCGTTACCTAATCGTTATACAAATACGCCCCAAAACTATCCACAAAGTCGTACACAGGTGCAACACTATGCCTGTACCGCAAAGTTTGCGGACAGTTAGGGCTATATGAAAATACAGATTGATCTTAAAGCGGCTGATTTTGAACAGCTGTGGAGTAACTCAATGGAGTGGATGAATCAAGATTGGGAAAAACAGGAAGACCGATTTGATCCAAAGCCATTTTACAGCTGGCAATACGCATATTGGTTTGATAATTACACTGCATTAAAGCTAGCAGAGGGTTTTATAAACGGCCTAGGCAAAAACTACGCTGTACATAGCGATGAAGCCACAGGCGACTGGGTGTTGCTAACTAACTACGCAAGCCCTTGCCACCTACGTAAAACTTTGGTGAACGCATGAGCCTAAAAGAAGCTGGGTTGCTTTGGGTAGCATCAATGGTTGCAATAATTGTTGCGCATGGCTTTTATGAAGACGCCAAAACCGTTGCATACTGGCGAGGGCGCAAAGATGGTTGGGATATGCACCGCAGGATGATAGAAAACAAAATCGATGCCAACGACAACTGAGAAGTTATTTAGTGAAACCATCGAAATACTGCACAGCCGAGGTACGCAGTATGGTCACCCAATTAGTAACCACAAACGTATTGCCGAACTCTGGACAGCTTACCTGGGTTATCCAATACAACCGAACGAGGTTGCAATTTGTATGTGCCTGGTCAAAATCAGCCGACAAGCTGAGGATCCAGGAGTCGCTGACAATTACAAAGATGCACTGGGATACATTGCAATTGCCAAAACAATTACCGATGCTATGCAAGACGAGAATGGAGCGTGGGAGTAATGGCATTTGATCTGAGTCAGTACGAAACAGTTGATGAGAGACTACATAAATGGTGGGGGTTATATCCAGATGGAAGAGTGGAAACAGAAGTTATCGAGGCCACAAACACTAGATTCATTGTTATTTGTCGGCTATTCAAAACGGAAGCAGATATCAAGCCGTGTGCTACTGGGCTTGCGTCTGAGACTGTTAGTGATCGTGGCGTTAATGCGAATTTTGCTCTTCCTAACTGCGAAACAAGCGCAATTGGCAGGGCAATTAGCAACTCGGGTCTCTCAGCTAAAGGAAAACGACCTAGTAGAGAAGAAATGGCATCCGTAAATGAAAAACAATTTACGCCTAAATATGGCCGACCAGGATCTAAATCGGCTGCAATGGAGTATGCGCTTCATATGGTGGACACACAACCTAAAAATATTGGCAACGAGCCTGTACCTGTTGTGTGGTCTGTTGGTGAGAGCATTACGCAAATTGGCGAAGTGGTTGATGTTAATTTTACTTGCAGGCATGGTGATATGATAAAGAAGGAAGGCATTGCCAAAGGTACAAATAAACCATATTCAGGGTTTGTGTGCAGCGCACCTAAAGCTGAGCAGTGTGAAGCCAAGTGGGCGAAACTCACAGCTGCAGGCACGTGGTATTGGCCCGATGATGCAGAGCCAGGCAAAGGAGGTGAATGATGGGGTATGTAGAGATTTTACGCGGTGGCCCTTACCTGGAGCGAATAGAAAACGACCAGGTAAAGTTTGAACCATCTAATGACGTATGTATAGCTTGTAATGACGACAGGCTTGTACATAGTGGTAATTACTTAGTTTGTACTCAATGCCATACTAGGCAATAAGGATATTACCAGATGACTAAGTTTAAATGCAATGGGTGCAGTCGCAAAACTGAGTTTTTGTGGCTGGATAAGCTGGATATGCCAGAAGGCTTTAAGGCTTACCAGTGCATGGAGTGCGGTTGTGTTGGGGTAAAAAATGTAGCTGAGGCCTTGCATATTCCCGACAGTGATATATGCAGGTGCGACAAGTGTGGTAGTTGGCAATTCTTGGGTGCTGACTGCCACACCTGTTTGTTAGTAAGTGTTAAATGAAGCCTTATTATGAAGACGAGTTTATTACTTTGTATAACAATAATTGCCTAAGCGACCCACAATGGGCCATGCAAGCAGATGTAATGGTTACTGACCCACCTTACGGCACAGGGCAGACAGGCTACGGTCGTGCAGGTAGGGAAATAGCAAACGACTTAGATACAAAGGTTAGAGATGCAGCATTACAGTTGTGGCAGGACAAACCTTACGCAATGTTTGCCAGTGGCAAAATGCCCAGCCCTAGCTTTGCCTGGGATCACCAGTTAGTTTGGGATAAGGCTGTTGCAGGCATGGGTGGCAAGGTGCGTTACCAGCATGAATTGCTATATGTGTACAAATACGGACAAATAGGTAATGGTTTTAGTGTTATACGTGTATCTAAGGAGTTATCACTTACACGCCTGCACCCACACGCCAAACCATCAAGCCTTATGGCCATGATTGTGGGGGCTGCACCAGATGGCGTAATCATTGATCCATTTGCTGGTATTGGTGGCACGCTTATAGCAGCTAAACAATTGGGGCGCAAGGTTATTGGCTATGAGTTAAACATTGAATACTGCGAGGTTATTGCTAATAGGGCTGCACAGGGCGTATTGATATGAGTGAAGCAGGCTACGATTACAACTGGATTGATCAATACAACATTGTGCCATTACTCGCCACGCCGTCTGACCTGCGGTTATGTTGATGGATTTGCATATGGATGCTACCCTTAAAAAGCGTTCGATCCTAAATCGAAAAGCTGAGCCGCCAAAGGCTAGGCTCGGGAGGCGCAGAGTTTGGTTAATGCTCTGTGTAATTGCATTTACTTATTGCTTTTCAAAAGATTATTCCCAAGCTGCAGATAATCATGTAATGAACCTAAAACTATATGCACTAAATAAGTTTAAAACGTATGATCAATTTGATTGTTATAATTACCTAGTATTTAGAGAAAGTTCCTGGAATTACAAGGCGCGTAATGGTAGCCATTATGGTCTGGGCCAGATGCGTAACCCCATAGTATTAAGCCTTACACCAAGGCAACAAATAGACCTACACTATAAGTACATAGCACACCGTTATGGTATGGTCAATGGAGAACCTAATGCTTGTAAAGCAGCTGAGCATTTAGATAAGAAGGGCTGGAGTTGACCGAACGAGCAATAGGTAGTGGCAAATGGAAGAAGCTACGCATTACGGTGCTTGACCGAGATGGGTGGCAGTGCGTGCGTTGCAACAAGCCAGCACACACAGTTGACCATATAGTGCCACGCGTTAAGGGCGGAGACATGTGGGCCCTGGATAATCTCCAGTCAATGTGCAAATCGTGTAACAGTGCTAAAGGAGGCCGTTTTTTTAGCCACAAGGCGACCCCCCCTGTCTTTCCAGAACGTTCTCTCCCCGAGACGGTGCGAGTCGTTCCTGAGTCACCTTTTAGCAAGCCAGAAATGATCCAGTTCGATGCAAGTTGATGCGGAAGTAATACCAATTAAAACTGGGGCTGTGCTAATTGGAAGCACGGAACCGCGTATCCACACGCCCCTACTTAAAGGTAATAGCAAATCACAAGAAGTTGCTGACCTAGCTGTAAAAATAGGGTTGCCCTTAATACCCTGGCAACGCTGGGTACTTGATGATCTATTGTCAGTGGACGATGGTAATAACTGGCGCAAGAAAACCGCCCTCGTATTGGTAGCTCGTCAAAACGGGAAGACCCACCTAGCCCGTATGTTAATTTTGAGCCATTTATTCTTATGGGGCAGTAAGAACGTGCTGGGCATGTCTTCTAACCGAAATATGGCATTAGATACATTTAGGCAAGTTGCATACACGATAGAAGACAATCAATTCTTAAAAGACCAGGTAAGGCAGATACGCCTGGCTAATGGCCAGGAGTCCATAACCCTACTTAATGGCGCAAGGTATGAAATTGCAGCTGCTACCAGAGATGCACCTCGTGGTAAGACCGCAGATTTTCTTTATATTGATGAGTTACGCGAATGGACACCTGAAGCGTTTACAGCTGCACTGCCAGTAACTAGAGCGAGGCCTGCAGCAATGACTTTAATGACTAGCAACGCAGGTGATGGGTTTAGTAGCGTGTTAAATGATTTACGTGAACGCTGTTTATCTTATCCACCAGAGAATTTAGGTTATTACGAGTGGTCTGCACCGCAACATTGCAAAATACATGATCGCAAAGCCTGGGCTATGGCAAACCCTGCCCTGGGTCATTTAATTACTGAGCAAACACTAGAGGAATCGGTAAACACAAACAGTGTAGAAGCCACAAGAACCGAAATGCTTTGCCAGTGGATAGATAGCTCAGTCAGCCCCTGGGTGTATGGCTCCATTGAGGCTTGCAGTGATAGCAGTTTAGAGATACCTGTTGGCCCACAAACAATTATGGCATTTGATATTGCACCTACTAGGAGATCGGGTGCTTTAATACTCGGCCAGATGAAGGGGGATAAAATTGCAGTTGGTTTAGCCCAGTTATGGTACAGCGATGTTGCTATTGATGAAATGAAAATGGCCAGCGATATAAACGAGTGGGCACGTAAGTACCATCCGACAACAATTTGCTTCGATAAGTACGCAACTCAGACTGTGGCTACCAAGTTGGAGCAAACTGGCTGGAAAATGCAAGACTGCAGTGGACAAAGTTTTTACCAGGCTTGCTCAGACCTAGCCAATGCCCTGGCGCAAAATACTTTGGTGCATTCTGGGCAGTCGGATTTAGTACAACACTTAAATAATTGTGCAGCTAAAACCAGCGACTTTGGTTTTAGGATTATCAGGCGTAAATCCGCTGGCGAAGTCACAGCTGCTATATCCCTGGCAATGGTGGTAAGCCAATTAACAAAGCCACAACAAACCGCGCAAATATTTGTTTAATTTGCACCATAAGTCCGATTTATGGTATATAATACCTATATGGGTCTATTGTCTGCTTTGGGTATAAACAATAAAAAAGAATCTGTCCAAGCGCAATATGCCCCTGCAATTATGGACACAGCTTATGGCTATGGATCATTTACAACTGGTGTCGGCAATTTTCCTGGTGGATTAGATCGCAATTATGCAATGCAGGTGCCTGCGGTTTCGAGGTGCAGAAATCTTATTGCTGGGGTAGTCTCCTATCTGCCACTTAAACTTTACAAAAAGTCAAGTGGTGAGGTACTGGGGAGTCCTCTGTGGTTAGAACAACCAGACTATCGGCAGCCAAGATCCGTCACGTTAAGCTGGACTGTCGATAGTCTTCTATTCTACGGAGTCGCTTATTGGCGTGTGACTTCCCAATATGCCGATGATGGAAGACCTTCTGGATTCGAATGGGTTGCTAACAATAGAGTTACATTTACAACAAATAAGTTTGGCACGGAAGTCAGTCAGTATTACGTAGATGGTGTTGAAGTAGCAGCATCTGGAATTGGATCGCTCGTCACCTTCCAAGGCTTAACACAAGGCGTATTACAAACCGCTGCTCGCACAATACAAAGCGCATTAGATTTAGAAAAAGCCGCAGCTGTATCTGCACAAACTCCAATGCCAAGCGGATACATTAAAAACACTGGCGCAGATTTGCCAGAGCAACAAGTATCAGGATTATTAGCACAATGGAAACAAAGCAGACTTAATAGATCAACAGCATATTTAACTAGCACATTATCTTACGAAACTACAGGATTTTCTCCTAAAGAAATGGCTTATGTAGAAAGCATCCAATACAGTGCTACTCAAATCGCCAGAGCTATGAACGTGCCTGCGTATTACATTAGTGCGGATATGAACAACTCGATGACCTATCAAAACATAATTGATGGAAGGAAAGAGTTTGTTGCTTATTCTTTACAGCCGTTTATCTGTGCAATTGAGGATCGACTTAGTATGGACGATATAACGCCACGCGGACACGTTGTAAAGTTTGCAATTGAAGAATCGTTTTTGCGTGCCGATACAATGAAGCGACTAGAAGCAATAGAGAAAATGTTGGCTTTAGGCTTAATAGATGTTGACGATGCAAAAGAAATGGAAAACATGACACCTAACGGAAGCGAAACAGAAGATGATACTTACATTCAGTAGCCAGGTAAAAGCCGCAGATGGCGAGCGCAGAGTTATTGCTGGCAAAATTGTGCCATTTGAAAGCGTAGGCCATACAAGCGTCGGCCCTGTTGTGTTTGCTAAAGGCTCAATTGAAATTGGCGATCCTGGCAAGGTAAAAATGCTTATGCAACACCAACCAGAGAAACCAATTGGCAGAATGCAAAAGTTTAGTCAAGCCGAAGATGGTATTTACGCATCATTTAAAATTAGTGCTTCAATGCAGGGATCCGATGCGCTTATTCTTGCAAGCGAGCAGCTAGTAGACGGTTTGTCTGTTGGAGTTGATGTAAACAAGTCAATCCAGAAAAAAGATTATTTATATGTAACAAGTGCCACCTTACGCGAAGTAAGTTTGGTCGAATCTCCAGCCTTTGGAGAAAATGCAAAGGTAACTAAAGTTGCTGCAAGTGAAAACGAAGCAGAGGACACAAATCAACCAAAAGAAAGCGAGGCTCCTGTGGAAGACAATGCAACACAGCCACAAGAAGCAAAGGCAGAGGCTGCTACTCCTACAGTAGAAGCTGCTCGCCCAATAATTACAGCACCACTTATCCAAACAACAATCCGCACGCCAATTACTTCAATGGCTGCATACACAGAGCATAAAATTAAAGCTGCTCTAGGTAACGATGATTCAAAACTGTATGTAACTGCAGCTGATGACTCATTTGCTACTAACCCTGCATTTTCTCCAACAAAATATCTAGCCGAGTTTGTAACTAATACACGCTTTGGTACTCCAGCAATAGATGCGTGTTCACAAGGAACCCTTCCTACAACTGGTATGTCGATTAGCGTTCCTTCGCTTGTTACTAGTGCTGGCGGATATAACGGAGTTGCACCAGAAGTAACTGTAGAAGCCGAAGGCGGAGCAGTACAAAATACAGGAATGGAAACTCAATATCTAACAGGTACAGTGAGTAAGTACTCAGGCATGAATACACTATCTGTCGAATTGCTCGAGAGATCAGATCCTAATTTTTATTCTGAACTCACAAAGCAACTCGAGTATGCCTATTTAAAGCGTCTAGATCAAACTGTATTAGCAGCTTTGATCCAAGCAGGTGCTAACGGCACAAACACAACTGCTGACTTAGACGGTATCGTTGCATTCTCAACAGAAGCAGCACGTACCATCTACGCAAACACTGGTTACTTTGCACAGAATTACATTGCAAACCCAGCACAATGGGGAGCATTAATCGGAGCCCAGGACACAACAAAGAGGCCTGTATTTAATGCGATTCAACCTATGAACGCTGCAGGTCAAGTTGGCCCACAATCAATCCGTGGCAATGTGCTAGGACTTGATCTATACGTCGACAAGAACTTCACAGCTACAACATTTGATGACAACTCAGCAATTATCCTTGCACCAGAGGCGTTTACAGTTTATCGCTCAGCCCAGAATTTCATGAGCGTAAATGTAGTATCTAACCTACAAGTGCAGGTTGCAATTTATGGCTACATGGCAACTATTGCCAAAATGCCTAACGGTATCTTGAAGTTCCAAAAGACCTGATAAGACCGATTAAATAAATAATCTCTGGGGTTTAGTAGCCCTAGCCCCAGAGAGCTAATAGAAAAGGAGTAGAGATGCCAGCCGATTATGTTACCGTGGCCGAGTTGCGGGCTAATCTCGGAATCGGCACTCTCTACTCTGACGCAACAATTGAAGAGATTTGCCAAACATCACAAGATTTAATTAACCAATATTTATGGTTTAACACTGCCCCAGTAGTAGGCACAGCATTACAAGATAACGTGGCAACACTTATGCTTGCTAACCCAAACGCATTTGCTGCGACTCAATCAATAGTGGTAAGTGGTTGCGGTGCCACATTTAACGGCACGCACACAATTACAGGCACAATACCACCAACATCTGGTACTACTAGCCTTATCCCAGTATTTATGTATAACTACGGTCAGGTTAATTACCCTAATGGATATTCATTTGTGCAGTATGCAAAAACAGCTGCAGATCAAGTATTTCATAAAGTAGCACCATATGGAGTGGCTACAGGCCCAGACCATAAAACTCAATCTTACGCGACAACCCCTGCAATAAGAGAGGCTGCAATGATCGTGGCCGTGGATGTTTTCCAGGCCAGACAGGTCAGTCAAACAGGCGGGGTCGGTATGGATGGGGTCAGTGCTAGTCCTTATCGAATGGGCTACCAGCTTATCAATAGGGTCAGAGGCCTCATCCAACCGTATTCAAGTCCTGCATCATTGGTGGGCTAATGCCTGCAGCAATAACCACCCTTCGAAGCACCTTAGCCAACGATTTAGCAAACGCTGGAGTTTGGTCAACCTTTGCCTTTCCGCCCAGCACTCTTATCGTAAATAGCGTGGTTATCACACCCTCAGATCCTTATATCGTACCTAGCAATAACGACCAGGTAGGCCTGGCACCTTTGGCAAACTTTAAAGTTTTAATAACTGCACCTGCCCTAGATAATCAAGGGAACCTGGCTGGCATGGAAACCTTTATTGTGGCAGTAGTAAACAAACTAGCAGCATCATCTTTGGTGCTAAACATATCAAGTGTCTCCGCTCCAGCTATTACAAACGCAGCTAGTGGAGATTTATTAACGTCCGAGATAACAGTATCAATCCTAACGAGCTGGAGTTAAAATGAGTACACAAGGAGAAGACTTAGCCTTCTTAATTAAGACAGGCCAAATCAAGGAAGCACCAAAATCAACCGCAACTAAGAAAGAAGAGGAATAACAATGGCCATATATTTAAATAACAATGTAGGCGTTAAACTGGCTACTGCAGCTGCGCCTACAGTACCCTCAGTAGATATTAGTTCATACGTAACTAACGCTGTAATTAATCAAATTGTAGATGAACTTGAAGTGACTGCGATGGGAGATTCCGCACACCGATTTGTCGCTGGTCTCCAATCTGGCACATTTAGCATCGACTTTATCAATGACTGGGCAGCAAGCCAAGTAAACGCAACACTTAGCGCGGCTTTTGGTCAAACTTTATCTGTATCAGTAATTACAGTTAAGGGCACTGCCGTATCGGCTACCAACCCAACTTACCAATTTTCAATTTTGGTAAATAACCTTACCCCAATCGGTACAGGCGGCGTGGCTGAAATTGCAACATCTAGCCTCTCATTTACAGTAAACTCCGCAATAACAGTGTCCCCATCGGTGGCATTTTAACTAAGGAGTAACAATGGCAAAGCTAAAGATTACTAGGGCTAATGGTGAAATATCTGAGCATAAAATTACACCAGGAGTCGAATATAGTTTTGAATTGAAATATGGCTCAGGCATTAGCAAAGTCCTGCGCGAGCATGAACGCCAAACCGAAATATTTTGGTTGGCTTATGAATGCTTACGCAGGGCTGGTGCGCAAATACCTATATGGGGAGTAGAGTTTATTGACACACTTGAAACTGTAGAGGTATTAGACGAAGAAAAAAAATAATACCGCGTAATTCAATGACATACACGATAGCTAGCCTATCTGTAGAAACTGGAATTGCGCCACAAGAGTTTATTGACATGGATACGGATATGTATGCAGCCATCATACAAGTCCTAACCGACAGAGCAAAGGAGATCAAAAATGCCAGTAGAGGTCGTAGGCATTAAGGATGTCCTTAAAGGGTTAGAGTTTATAGATGAAGATATGCGCCAGCGCATTAGGACAGCTATTGATCCTTTAATGCGTGGCGTAGCATTTAAGGCTAAAGGGTTTGTAAAAGGCAATGATGATGTTTTATCTGGCTGGGCCAAAGCATCTGGCAACCCTGGCACATTCCCTAAGTACGATGCAGGCGTAGCACGTGCTGGTATTGGTTATAACCCAGGAGAAAACAAAACATTTAAAAATGGCTTTAAAGTAAGCAATTATGTTTACAACGCTAGCAGACCTGGCGCAATTTATGAGGTAGCAGGCCGTTTAAACCCACAAGGCCGCGCCCCGTTCCAGATGACACCATCTAAAGGTGCAAGCGGTACATATACTAAAAGATCGGCCAGAAGCAAAGCATTTGAGGAATACAAATCTAATAACCCTTTTGCTAGCCAGCAGTTTGTAGCTGCATTAGAGCCAGTAACAGCACAACCTAAAATTAAAGATATGCGTGGCGGTGGTCGTAAAACTAAAGGGCGTTTAATTTACAAAGCCTGGGCACAGGATAGTCCTAAAGTTTATGAAGCAATATTAAAAGCCATTAGTGCAACTGCTATAGATTTTAATAAAAAAACAGAGATTAAGAGGGCAGCATAATGGCCAATGTAGTCGTCTCCGCTATTGCAACCTTTAATGGTAAGGCACTTAAAAAAGGCCAGAAGGATCTATCAGCCTTTGATAAACAGGCGCAGCAATTAGGCAAAACATTTAGCAGAGTATTTGCTACTACTGCTATTGTGGCATTTAGCAAAAAAGCTATTAACGCATTTGCAGCAGATGAGCAGGCAGCCAAATCCTTAGCAGTACAGTTAGAAAATACTGGTAACGCATTTAGAGTAGCCGAGGTAGAGGCTTATATAGCCAGCCTACAAGGACTTTATGGCGTATTAGACGACCAACTCCGCCCAGCGTTCCAGACTTTGTTGAATGCGACTGGCTCGGTAACGCTTAGCCAACAGGCTTTAGAAACTGCATTAAACGTAAGCGCAGGCACAGGAAAAGACTTAGCTAGCGTAGTAGCAGCAATAGCAAAAGGTGCATCTGGTACAACCACAGCTCTAGCCAGGTTAGGCACAGGGTTAGACAAAGCCACCATAGCCAGTGGCGATATGAATAAAATCATGGCCGCACTTGATAAGAAGTTTGCAGGCCAGGCACAGGCTAGATTAAGTACCTACGCTGGCAAGATGGATCTACTAAAAGTTGCAGCTGCTAATGCCACAGAGATTATAGGCAAAGGCTTAATAGATGCCCTTACTGCATTAGGTAAAGATAACTCAATAGATCAAGCCGCTAACTCTATGAATAGTTTTGCTAATGCTATTGCAAATACCACTAAAGGTATGGGCGAGTTAATAGGCCAGGTTAAAAAAATTATAGATAGCGATGTAGGCAAGTTTTTACTAGCCATTACAGCCTTATTAACCCTAGGTAAGAAGCAGTTAATTGTAGGTGCAGCAGGTTTAATTGCTTACGATATAGGCAAAACGCAAAAACCTACATCTAACTTTACCTATGGTTCTGGCAACCCTAGGGCAGATTTAATACTACAGAAAAAATTAAACACTGCTAAAAAAGATGAATACAACATTATAACTGCATCTAATAAACAGCGCACCGATATAGATAAACTTAAAGATAAGTTTGACTTAGAGCGTATAGGTTTGGCAGCAGCATTAAACAACACTATTACCGCAGAAGAAAGATTAAGAATTAACGCATTACAGGCTATAGCAAATAACGATCAGGCATTGGCTAAAAAATATTTGGCAGAATTGGAAGCAGCTGAGGCCGCTAAAAAAATGGCAGAAGATATGGCAAAAGCTGCTGCAAACTTAGAGGCTGCATTTAGAGAAACTATTGCACGACTAGCCCTTTATGATCCAGTCCGCAACATAGCACCAGGTCAAACTGGCGGAATATCTAATATACCATCTACACCATTTGTAGGTACTCCGTTTGGTCAGGCAGGCGGTAACACGGGCCCAATAAATGCAAACGTAGTTTTAGAATTAGCCCCTAATGCTGGCGAGTTTGGTCAGTTAATTTATAACTCATTTTTAATTAACCAAAAAAACGGGTTGACTCAAACTGTTAATGGAGGCATAGGGTGACGCTTCCAGTAATTAACGCAATTATCAACTTCTCGACTGGGCCTAGTTTTGCGCAAGCATTCATATTAGATCAGGGCATATTAGATACAAACATATTATCTGGCAGTGGTTATGTAGTAGTAGATGTATCAAATCAAGTTAATTACGTGCAAACTAGAAGAGGCCGCAATGCCCTATCGGATGAGTTCCAAACTGGTAATTTAACCTTGAGAATTGTTGATCAAAATGGCGACTTCAATCCAGAGAATCCAGCGTCTCCATATTTTGAATTGCTGACACCTATGAAGAAAGTGCAGATTAGTGCAACTTACTCAGGAGTAACATATCCAATATTTTCAGGCTTTATTACTTCCTATGTGAATACCCAGCCTAAAGATGCAACAGAAGTTGCCTATACAACTATCACAGCTGTAGATGCTCAAAGATTAGCCCAGAATGCCCAGATCTCTACTGTTACTGGTGCTACTGCTAATAATTTATCTGGTACAAGAATTAATCAGATATTAGATGAAATTGATTGGCCTGCAACCATGCGCGATGTTGATGCAGGTTTAACTACATTACAGGCAGATCCTGGTACCAATAGAACTTCTTTAGGTGCATTGCAAACTGTAGCCCTTAGCGAATATGGAGCAATATATGTTGATGCTTCTGGCTCATTTGTTTTCCAAGATAGATCAGTAACCGCAGGATCTATTGGGGCAACACCTACATTATTTGCTGATGATGGGACTGGTATTCAATACGCCAATGCTGTATGGAAATTAGACGACACTCTTATATTCAATAAATCAACAGTAACTAGAGCAGGTGGTACTGCTCAGGTAGCGACTAACCAAGCTTCAATAGATAAATATTTTTTACACTCATATTTTTTAGATGGCCTACTTATGCAGACCGATGCAATAGCCCTAAATTATGCTCAGGCTTATACCGCTTCAAGAGCCGAAACTTCTATTCGATGCGATGCGGTAGAGCTTGATCTATATACAGCCAATTACAATGCTGGCATAATTGCAGCCCTAGACCTAGACTTCTTTGATCCGATTACAGTAATTACTACCCAGCCAGGCGGATCTACTCTAAACAAAACCCTACAGATTTTCGGAGTAGCTTTTAACATTACCCCGAATAGTTGGAAAACTACGTTTACAACCCTAGAGCCCGTTATCGATTCATTTATCCTAAATAATACGATTTATGGCACTTTAGACTATAATGTCCTCAGTTACTAAGGAGATACAATGGCAGCAGGATTAGGATTTAAGGATTTTACTACAGGCGAGGTATTAACCGCAGCCGATGTAGATGGTTATTTAATGCAGGGCATTTGGGTATTTGCCAATGCCACAGCTAGAGATGCAGCCGTTACATCACCACAAGAAGGTAATTTTGCTTATTTAAAAGATACTAACACGACTACTTATTACACTGGATCTGCCTGGACTAACTTAGATACAACAGGCATGGTAAATCCAATGACGACCACTGGTGACACTATCTACTCGTCGAGTGGATCAACACCAGCACGCCTTGGAATTGGATCTACTGGGCAAGTATTAACAGTTGCAGGCGGTGTACCAACATGGGCTACCCCAGCAGCTGGTGGTGGCGGTAAAGTACTACAGGTAGTGCAAGCAACTTATGACACACCAGTGACAGTTACTTCAACAACTCAATCTGATACAGGATTAAGTTGCAGCATTACACCGAGTTCAAGTTCATCAAAAGTTTTAGTATTTGTTACACAGTTTTTAACTCAATCAAGAACTGGCACATTTTTATCTGCTGGCTGGAGTTTAGTCAGAGGATCTACACGAATCTTTCCAGATGATGAAACTGGTAATGGTGGTGGTTATGCTGACAATGGTGGTACAAACTACCGAGAGTTTTTAGCAACGCAAACAATGGGATATTTAGATAGCCCTGCGACTACTTCATCAGTAACTTATAAAACCCAAATGAGAGTAAATCTTACCGCTGGTTCATCAGCCGTTATTGCTCAAAACGATACAACAATGTCTTCAATGATTCTAATGGAAATAGGTGCATAATGAACGATGTAGCAAAAGCAATTAAATTATTAAAACCAAACAGCGAGTTTAGGCAAGTTGGCGAAGATTATTCCAACATAGAATGGATTGTCTTAGATGGTGATGCACCTACTCAAAAAGAAATAGATGCCGCTATTAAAGAAGTTAAGGCTAACGAAGAATTAGAAGCGCAAGCAAAAACAAATCAACGCCAAGCAATTTTAGATCGGTTAGGTATTACAGCTGAGGAAGCCGCTTTACTTCTTTCATAATGAAACCTTGGTTATGTGCAGCGGGAGTAGAGCTTAGGGATGCCGTTAATACCTGGTATCCAGATAGGCGTACTACCAGTGATGGATGGGCTGGCGATGCTCGTCACAGTGCCAGAAAATCGGATCATAATCCAGACGGGACAGGATGCGTGCGAGCCATTGATATTGATTCTAGGCTGGATACATCCGAAGGGCTCTCGGTTTATTTGGCTGACCAGATCAGAATCTGTGCAAAAACCGATAAGCGCATATCTTACGTAATACATAACGGAATGATCGCCAGTAAAATACTTAATTTTAAATGGCGTAAATATTCTGGATTTAATAAACATACAAAGCACATACACGTTAGTTTTAATCCATCTGGTGATAAAGATGGCAAGGCGTTCGATATACCACTACTAGGGGGCAAAATATGAACATGAAAAATCCTTATGTATTAACAGCTGGTGCATTTTTATCAGCCTGGGCAGCATCCAATTTTGCAGCTGATTATCGCTCTATTTTATGGGCAGTACTGGCTGGAGTATTTGGTTATGCAACTCCTAAAAAATGACACCCGTAGAATGGGCTGGCTTCGGGGCTGGCGTATGCGCGGTA